CTCTCGGCTTCGGTGCTGTAGCGGTCGTGGTAGTGCGTCTTGGTGGCGTACCTGGTGTCGAAGCGCGTGTCACTGTAGTACAGGTTGGGCGCCGCCTCGTTGATGTCTTCGGTGGTAATCTCTACGTTGCCGCTACCGTCAGGATCCAGGCCGTTGACCTGTTGCACGTAGCCGTTGAGGTCTGACGCTTGCAAGCGCGTAGCAAACTCGTAAGCCGTGCGGTCGCTGTTAACTACCAGCACCTGACCGGCGGTGCCGATGCCGTCGGGAATATCGCTGAGGTCGCTGATAAGCGCAGACTCAATACGCAAGTCAACGCGCGCGTCGGTGTAGTACAGGTTGCTGCCTTCGGGTATCTGACCTGTACTCAGGTTGACGTCGCCCTCGCGGTCGGGTGTCTCGCTGTTAATGGTGCGCACAACGTCCAGCGCGCCGCCGGTGGCGATGTTGTAGCTGGCCGATAGTCGGTTGCTGGTTTCGGTAGCGTCGAAGCCGTCGCCCCAGTAGCTCAGCAGTATGAGCAAGTCGGCAGAACCTACAAAGCCGTCTTGGTTGAAGTCGCCAATGATGCCGTTGGCAAAGTCGCTGCCCGTCAAATCTGTAAAGCCGGCAAGCTCTGTAGCTATCTGTTCGAGTATGCCTGTAGCGTCTAGGTTCTCAATGCTTAGGTCGAGCGTAGCTGTAGTGCCGTCGATGCTGACTGTACCGTTGGGGAACACCAACGTGTTGGCTGTGCCGCTCGGTGTGCCGTCGGCTTCTTCGATGGTCAGCGTACCGCCGCTGGTGATGCGCGCAGTGTTGCCCGCGATGGCGACGGTGCCGTTGGTAAACACCAGCTTGTTTACCGCTCCCGTTGGAGCGCCGTCAAACTCTTCGACTGTGATAGTGTTGCGCGGGATAGGCGAGTAGCTTACAGCTTGGCCGGTGCGCTGTACGCGGATGTTGTATACATGCTCCAGAACGTACACGCGCTGATCTGTATCGAACTCAACGTCGGAGCTGTCAAAGTCGATAGACTGAACTGCTACCTCGCCACCAGCTGGGCCAACATTACCGCCGACGCGATCAAGCGCACCGCGGACAGCTGTGCCCAAGTTCATGCATTCCGCATAGTCGTCGCTAATCATATAGATTTCGACGCGCGCAGTATCCAGGTCGCTACTGCCTGACTTCGTTCCGCTGGGCGTGGTGTCGGTTACAGTGTAAGCAACGAAGGGCGGGTCGACGTCTTGCTGTGCTATCTCTGGATAGATGCGGTCAGCACAGATAGCGCCTACAGCGTCGCTGTCTTTAAGCAGGTAGTAAATCGCTTTGCCTGTTTCCATTATTGCTTATCTTTGAACGGGTATGAATGGGAGCGCCTCTGTCAGCATTGCTGCGGGGCGTTTCTTTTTTTTACATCTTCTTTATCCAGCGCGCGTAAATTTTGCGATACATGTTTAGCTGCATCTTTTGCATGCGTGGGCGCATCCTGCCTAAAGCTGGCTGCAGCTTATCGTAAAACTTCGAGCCTTTACTACGCCCGCGACCGCCAACGTTACCGCCTTCTACCCAGGGCGCGAAGTAGCCATCAAAGCGAGTGCTTCCACCACGCTTTGCGCCGACGAGCACATTGACTTTACTGCGCTTTGCGTTCCACATCTTAATGCTTCGCCGCAAGGTGCCTTTAGGTATCACTTTATCTATCTCGCCTGGTGACCTGTCGCGCCCTTTGTTGCGCTTCTTGTAGACTACAAACTCAGTGCCCCCCTTTGGTAGAGCGCTGTTCTTAATAGCCTTGGCAGCGTTGCGCCCAATGCGCCGGTTAGCTTCACGCAGTTCGGTGCGCATCTCCTTCGGAAAGTCGCCCAGGCGGTCGAGCTTTTGCATCAGCTCTTTCATGCCGTCAACCTCAGCGCCCATCTGTTCCCCTCTCTTTGCAGAAGATGCGCAAGCCGTCGCGCCGGCCTATCTCTTCAAAGCCTAAGATGTCATACTCGCGCGATTCAAATATGATTGTGTCATCCTGAGCGATGGACAGCCCGCCAGCGTCGTCGCTAGGGTTAGGGTGCCGAACGATGAATGCCAGGTCGCGTTGCGGGTAGATCTGATAAGCCTTCATGCTTTCGCTTGCGCTGCCAGCATAAACAACTTGCGCCCACATGCTAGTGTCTGTGGAGCTGGCCGCCGTCGGCTGGCCGTAGTCGTCTTGCGCAAGCGTCACCTGCCGGAGCGTGATAGCTCTATCTCTAAGGCCTGCGTTCTTCATGGCTGGTGCAGAATGCGGAAGCCGTTAAGCAAAGCGTCAGTGCCCAGCTTAACGCGCGTAGTTATGGTGCCGCTCACCTCATCGGTGCGCATGTCGTAGAGATGGCCAACGATAAGCTTGATCGCGCTAATGATGGGAGCGGGAATGTCTGCCGGAGCGTAGCCAGCTGTGAACTCAATGCGGATAGGCGTAAGCTCGTACTCTTCTAAGCTGGGCACGTCGTGGAAGTATATCTGCCCTGGCTGCCGCTGAATGTCGTAGTGGACTAGCGTAGAGCTCAAAGTCTGCTCTGTTCCGCTTTGGTTGTCATACTTAACATCACCCACCGCTGAGAGCGGCCCCACTGGGAAGGTAGCTAAGCGCCACTGTCGAAGGTATCCTGTAGCAGAATACGAGCCTAAAAGCACGTTGCAGTAGTTTTCAACGTAGGCGATGGCTGAGAGGCGTGCAGCTTCTATCAAAGTGTCCTCAAGTGCATGAGTTACACGTAGATGCTTCTTGAGCTCCACTGTTGAAATAATCTGCTCGGCTAACGACGTAGAGCTCACGTCGGTTTGCAAAGCGCCTATAGTGACTTGCATAGCATAAAAATAAGAAAGCCCAGCTGTTAGGCCGGGCTTTCTCGATGTTGTTAGACGAGTATTAGTCGTTGGTCACAGCTTCGTGACGCGCAATCGCTGCAGCTTGACGGATGTCGAAGTCATAGAAGCGGTTGACGTGCAAATTGATTTGCCCAGTGCCGGCCGCGCTGTATGGATCAACCAACAAGTCAATACCACCAAAGAACGCCATGATACAACCTTCAGCGAAGTTGCCCAAGACTACATGCTCGCGGTTCGTTTCATTGATGTGCGGAGTAGCAAAGTAACGATACTCACCCAGCAGAGTCGTGATAGCGGCAACAGCTGCACCTTGGCGCAACAAAGCGTGGGCGGTGGTCGTGTCAGCTACCAAGCTAATATTGCTCATGGTCGCGCCAGCGTTTGCAACTGCCTGCTCCAGCGCAAACACAGTTGCGTTTTGGTTGGAAGTGGTCAAGTCTGCTGTCGTTACAGCTGAACCGCTATCGGTTACAGCTGCAAAGCAAGTCTGGTCGATAAGCGTATTGATGCCACCAATGAGATCGCGAGCGATAACAGCATCGACGTCAGGCCCACCCTGAAGCAAAAGCAGCTTAGAGTAGGTCGTCTTGTTAGCTACACGCTGCGGAGAGAGCGTGAGCGTATCCATCTCCATACCGCTACTAGCACTAGCGTCGACCTCTCCTTCGATAGCAGCTCCAGCCTTAACGCTTACACGCGGGAACTGCAAGTTACCAGTGGCGTTGTTGATGACAGTAGTGCCGACTTGCTGAATTAGCGAAGGAGCACGCAGCGCCTCGATAGCGTTGCCTACCTCAGTAGCGACAAAGCCGGAGCCGTCACCGCTACCAGCTTGGAAGTCGTCAGCTGCACCAGCACGAAGCGCAACGCCAGGAATGCCGATGTTACCGTTAGAGCTGATACCAGCGAGAGCGGCCTCGCGGCTGTACTCCTGAGCCCATTCCAACTCAGCGCCAGTAAGGTGGCGGCCTTCAGCGATGCTAGTAATAGCGCGCTGCAGGCTGAACTTGCTGTTCACCTTGTTAACCTCGCGCTGCTCGCTTTGGCTGCTTACGTTGCTAACGCGCGCAAGGCGTGCAGCAGCGTCAGCTTCTTGGCGCTTCAGCTCAATTTTCTTATCGAGCTTAGCCAGCTCGTCTACCATATTGCGCGCTACGATCATATCGTTGTCGCTGATCTCTTCAGTGGATTCGTCAAGCTTAGCGACAAAGCTCTGGTGCTCTTCGCTCTTCTGCTTGCGCAATGCCTGGAGATCTTCAAGCGTGTATTTACGCATTGTCTCTACAGTTTTATTTTCTTCTTTCTGACGAGCCACTACGGTAGTAGCTTCATACGCAGGGTAAGTTACGGGAGAAACGTCATAAAGTTGCCCTACTTTCTCAATAACCATGACGCCTTCATCGAAACGCCGTTCACTGATATTGAACGCAAAGGAGCTCTGCGATACGTCGCCACGCTTGACCATTGCATATAGATCGCGGCCAGCTTGAGTGTCGATGACATCGGCTTTATAGTACAGCCCATTCTCGTCTAGCGAAAGCTTTAGCGTGCCGTTAGTCGTGCGCGCAAACGGCATGTTATTGTCGTGGTTAAACAACAGCCTAACGTCGTCATCTAGACGGCCTTCAAACGCTCCGCGCTCGATGCGCTCACGCTGGCCGCCTACGACTGTCTCTTCATCGTAGAGAGCTGCATAGCCCTCTAGCGTCATTGGCTTCTTTCCTGCGCGCAGTTCAGCTGTGCGCTTTAGAATTTCATTCTTCTGTTCCTCCATCTTGTGTGAGTTTGTCGCTGTAAGCCTGCAAGCGGTCTAGAGCGATCTGGTTTACTTGTACTGTGTGCGTATCGCCTCCGGTGACAGGGTTCATATCTTCGCGCTTGCGCACTTCATTAATGCTCATAACGCCAGACTGCAGCATCTCTTTGTAGAACTGAGCGCGGCTGTTGTTGTCAGCGCGATACATCGAGTCCATATCTAGGCGGATGTAGTGGTCGCGCACGTCAACGCCAACGATAAGCTTGCGGTCTAGCTC